ATAAGGGCTTAGATAACGCTGTATCAGAGTATGTAAAAGGTAACGTTTACACCTTTGCCACTACAACACCATTCACAAACGCTAATGCTGCTGCTGCGACAGTTTCCGGTGTATACAGCTGGACTCCTCCTGTGTCCGCATTCGACGAAGCCACTCTCACTGCTTCTTATGTTCACGGTCCTGGAACTACTTACGTAAAGGATGGTGCAAGCAAGAATTTCCGCGCACTTACCTTAGCGGAAGGAACTTACAGCTTCACTCAAGGTAACAACGGAGATGCTGCAAATACAGGTGGAAATATCTCTGACAGTACAATTCGTCAAGCTCTTATCGGAACTGCGGCACAAAAAACTGGACTTAATGCTCTAGATCAAGAAGATGTTCCAGTCACAATGGCTGCTGTTCCCGGCATCACAGATCAAAATGTTCAAAATGCTCTGATCTCACTTGCTGAAAGAACACAAAACTTCATTGCAGTCGTAGCCCCTCCAATAGGTCTTGCTGGTGCACAACAAGCTATTGACTGGACAAACGGAAAAGCCACAGGTAGAACTGCCGCAATCAACAGTAGCTACGCTGCTGTATACTGGCCCTGGTTGAAGCAGTTCAACCCATACAACGGTAAGGATACATTCTTCGATCCATCAATCTACGCGATCAGACAGATGTGCTACACAGACGAAACTTCTGATCCGTGGTTTGCTCCCGCTGGCCTTGTCCGTGGACGCCTTACCCAACCAACCGATGTTGAGGTAAAACTAAACCAAGGAGACAGAGATGCGCTCTACGGACCTGGAAACATCGTAAACCCAATCACCAAGTTTACTACAGATGGAATTGTCATCTACGGACAGAGAACAGGACAAAGAGCCGCAACCGCTCTTGACCGAATCAATGTCCGCAGAATGATGATCTACCTACGTAGATTGGTCCTACAGTCAACTCGCAGACTCGTCTTCGAACCAAACGACCCCGTAACATGGGAAGCCGTAAGAAACATTCTAACTCCTGCTCTTGGAGATATTCAGTCAAGAAGAGGTATACGAGAGTTCAAGGTTGTTTGTGATGAGACTACAAACACACCCATTCGCGTAGACAGAAACGAACTTTGGTGCAAGATCATTATTAAGCCCACTAAGACCGCTGAAATTCTTGTCTTCGAACTAAATCTGACAAATCAATCAGCACAGATCTAATCACTATATAAGTAAGAGGTAAAACACAAATGGCCGATGGAAAATATTACGTAGATAAGGCAGCAACCCTGATTGCTGATACTCCTAGACTATCACACTCACTTGAGTCTTTCCGCGCATATTCTTGGGAAATTCAAATACCTAAGTTTGCTGGTGCGCTGGGTAATGTTCCTGGACTTGACAACCAAGAGAGACTAACCCTTGCTTGTAAACAAGTAACCCAACCAGGATTCACTGTTGAAGATATCGAAGTTCATCGTGTTAACGAAAAGTTCTTCTATCCAGGAAAACCAAGTCCTGATGAGATTACAGTTACTTTCGATAACCTAATCAAAGGTGATATTGCTGATGCATTGTTCTCTTGGATCCGAACCGTATATGACCCAGTTTATGGTATCCATTACGGCGGTTTAGGAAATGGTACTAGCACCGTAAACCCAAGCCCAGAAGGTCTTGCTGGTATGACGGAAGCTCCCATTTTCAAGAAAACTGTAACTATTCACCAACTAGACGCTCATAGAAACCCAAGAACACACATCAACCTTTATGGTTGCTACCCTAAAGGTTGGAAACTAGGAGAATTCAACTACGCTACCAACGAGTTCCACACTATTGAAATGACTCTGAGATACGATTTTGCTGTTCAATTCACTTCGAATTCAGATATTGATCCTGTTCTAAGTCCTGTAGCAATCCCTGGTTCATAACCTATAAAATCACAATCTTAGTAGGCTTCTCTAGTAAATACTAGGGAAGCCTACTATCATATATCATGGACAAATCTGAGTTTCTAAAAGCTTACTTAAACAGCGGCAACACTTTACATATATTTGAAGCTACGAGCAAAAATCCTCAAGATTACATAGGAATGCTCGCACCACTTGCACCCGCAGATTTACCAAAAGAAATTGTAAGTCCTGTACCTAAAAATGATTCTTCTGAAGCGGCTTCTTATGCTAGAGAAAACATAGGAAAAGCTGCCGCCTCATATAAAATAAAATCTACCGGAGAAGAGGTGGTTCGGTTCGCTGGAGGAGATCATCCACAGGGCGTGTCGTTCCCGAAAGCCGACTGGGATTCGCTTATAGCTCTGTACAATCAACAAAAGGACCAATTAGGTGCTGAAAAACCAGATATGGGCGATGGTGCTGTAGCCGCTGCTGAAGAGGAAGCTCCAACACAGATAAACCCCGACGCACCAGCAGCTGGACAAGAGGAATTCCTCGCTCCCGTCGCAGAGGAAATAAACGCAAGAATGGTTCAAGCATTTGAAGCGTTGAATATACCATTTGATCCTGTTAAAGTAACGGCTTTTTCAAGACAATCTTTAGGTACAGGTGCCAGAACTAAACTCAGAGAAGTAGCTAGGGACTTTGGAGAAGATCTTCCCGCCCAAGCAACTATAGATGGCGCTAACGAACTTACTGAAAATGTAACTCGTGCCATGGACATCTCTAAAAAAGTAAAAGACGGGCAAACTATTTCAGAAGACGATAGAGATTTTGTACAAAAATGTTTCAAATTCAGAGGCTCAGGACAGAACAAAGGAATCTGGACCAAATGTGGAGCATTGGCTGACGTAGCTGCTACTGACGAAGAAGTTTATGGTTTGAAAATAGGAACTGAGACTAGTCCGATATATGAAGCTCTTTCCATTCTTGAAGAAAAAAAGGCAGACAATGGCAAACCGTACATCTCTCGTGGCAGAGGAGATACTTCGGAATCAAATGCTTTCAACGCTATCGTAAACGATATCCAAGAAGAGATGGTAAATGTAGCGCATATTTATCATGTAGAAAAAAATCCCAAAAAAGCTGCTAGAGAGTTAGTGAAGATAGTGAAAGATATGGGAACAAGATTCAACCCAGCATTATTCACTAGAGTAGTTAGCGCAAAAATAGGTGGAGACTTAGATGATTTAGAAGTGGCTACTTTTTCCGAGGAAGGTATGAATCGCTATGTAAACACCTTGATGAAAAACATAGAAGATCCTGACTCGCGAAAAGTTGTAGCTGTAATGTTAGCGCAATCACTACAGCAATTCAAAAATTTCGTAGAAGCATTTCCAGACTGCAAAAAATTCACAAAGGTTGGCGGTATAACAGGACGCGCCGGAGGAAAAAAAGTTACCGCAGACATTCAGGCTGAGTGTCCAGGAGCCGAAACTTTAGATTCACTTGTTGTAGACAGCAGATATGACGTCGAAGGAAGGGAAGATGAATCAGGAACCACTAGACTCTCGGTAAAGCAGGATTCTGGAGGGTCTAGAATTTATTTTGGAAAATATGGACTTGCTTTAGCGAGAGATCTTGATAGTCCAGACGTAATGGCAGTACGACAAGACCACGCAAGCCTTGTAGAAAAAATAGATAGCAAAGGAAGATCAGCTGATGAGATCCTTCGTCTTGCAAATAAAGCCAGGGAAAGAGAAGTATTAGAAGTAGACAACTTCATAGCATCGGTAGCAGCCGCCGAAGTCGGAACGATTGAAGATATTGCTAGAGAGCGACTTGGGTCTCTTAGTTATGATGATTCTATCAGACAAAGACGGTTTTTTGATAAACTAAAAGAATACAACAAAACTAAGGATCCTGAAGAAAAAGAAAGAATGAGAAAAGAGCTTACTGCGGTTGTAACGCAAGCCTGGAGACAAAGCAATATTGAATCTCCTGGAGTAAGAGAGAATCTAGCTCTTGAAATTTTATCTACAGGCGGGTCTAGTGAACGACAAGGATTCCTTCTCAACTCCAAAGGAAAAAGCTATGTTGGCCTAGAAACAGATGTTCTTGGACCACTTTACGATACCGTTATAAACGGTGGTAAGGTTGAATTCACAGAAACTCAAATGAAAATTTTTGATGATGTCGGACCTATCGGCAGTTTGGGTCTTCGCGTAAAGAGTGGTGAGCCTATTCAAGAACTCACCGCTGAAAAAGAAAGCGCTATGTTGAGATTGAAGGTAGCCGAACCAGCGAAGCCGCAAAAGGAATCCTTACGAGCAGAAGACTTCGTTCGGCAGCTTCAAGAACTCATTC